AACAATTAAACCAGCTTCTTTAGCTTCAACTAATTCAAAGTATAGTTGACCTAGTAATGATTGTAAAATATCCGATTCATATTCATCAATAAACCAATCCAATTGCGTTGTACTAATGCAATTATTTGAATCACGGTTAAATACCAAGTGAAGTTCTCCTTTAAAAATGGTGCTATCTATAAACATCTTATTTTACTTTTTTTATTGCTTTTACCTTTTTTTTAACTTTCTCCAAAATAGGTAAGCCATCAAGACTTACCTTTTTTTTGTGAGTTAACCGAAAGGCTGCATCAATAGATAAATAGAACTCAGCAATCTTATTGCTTAACTCTTTTACTTCACCCTTCTTGTGAGGTGCGTAATTTCGTGTAAATTCTACTTTAATCATTATACGGCTACATTAGTTATTGCAGTTAAAGCAGCTCCAATGTCTTCACACTTCATAAATGCATCTCTATTAATTATAGATACGTGAAATTGCATACGCTCCACAGCCTTGGCAGTAACTAATTCTTGTTCAAAGTTCTGCTTATTTTCGTAAGAAAACTCTAAAGTAATTTGGTTCCTATCCAAAATTTCGCCTTTTGTAGAATCTAAAACATAAAGAGTATTTGGAGCAACAAGCGGGCTAGTAACAACTTGCATTCCATTTAAAACACCTCCGTTGGTGTAAACAAAATTAGGTAGTAAATAATCTCCTTCAGTATTTTTAGCGTGCTGGAATCTAACAAAATCGCTATAATTCATTAGGATAGTGTCTGCGTTCCATGCGTTTTGCTGTCCAAATGTGTATATTTGCGCTTTCATTGCACCCGTTAATTCAGCTAAAGTAGGACTTTGAAAGCCCGTTTGATTAGCACCGTCAAATGGAGCTAAGCCGTTTTCAGCGTCAAATTCGCTAGAGATTGTTTCAATAGACAAAATGTCGCTAGGATTCGTTCCCGTACCTAATAAAATTTCACTTTCTTCTTTGCCCTTTACTGACTGATTTAATAAAGTATCAACTTGAGAAGATACAAAATCGTAGTCATCCATCATATCAAGGCAAATATCAACAAAATCTCTGATTTTAGTAATTTGCAAAACTCTTTCTATCCAAGTAATTTTAGAGGTATGGGTAGAAGCTGCGCAAGCAACAACAACTTTTGCATCTCTTGTAACGGTGTCCTGCTCGTAGTACTTAATAAATTCCTTAGTTACGGGAACTCTACGAAACAATTCTAAAACGCTAAACGCTCTAAATGGCTTATTACCAATTCCCGGTAACATTAATCCCAAACTAGCTCTTGAGCCGATATCCGCTGGAGCTTGAGTAGCCTTATATGTAATTTCAAAGCTTGACCCTTTGTTTTCTTTTAAGGACTCAAATTTTGCCTTGTTTAAAAACAAAGCTTCTTTTAACGTTGGTAATTCCTTTTCGCTTGTACCCGTTTTAGACTTCTCAAAAGCCTTTGACAACTCTTCAAAAGACTTTTCCAAAACCTTTAATTCATCTTTACTCGAAACTTTAGCCAACTCGGCTTTAAGTATTTCAACTTCGTTCTTCGAAGATTTTAGTTCGATGTCATTATCCTTTGACATTTTCTCTAACCCCTCTAGCCTAACTTTTAAGTCTTCGGCTAATTTTTCTACGTTTTCCATAATTTAATTTAATAATTTTTTATAAAATGATTGAATACTTTCTTGAGTGTCTTTTGACGGCTCTATAAATAAGTCCTTACGAGTGCCTTGTTGCGGCTCATAATTCTTTACAAATAATGTTGGAGTAATGCTGTTGCTTGCAAAAACAACTGCGCTACCTTCTCTTTTTTTGGCTTCTTTCACGCCCCAAACCATCCCATAGTCAAGTGCTATTTCAGGGTTTATAGCCTTTTTTAGTACTTCATTAAAGTCTTGCATTGCTTTTGCGTCATCTTCATCTGCCATAAATAACTCTAAATTCACGTATAACATTCCGACACTGTGTTGATTTACCTCTCCATTTTTGTACTTATCAAACATCAATGGCAATGTTTTTCTTCTTAATACAAATTCATTAATATTTGCATTAAATAACATGTCAATATTTAAACCTAAATCTTTGAAGTTCATTTCTTCGTTGTAATTTTTGGCTTTACTCGAAATTAAATAATTAAAATCTGCATTATGACTTTGTAAATGTGTTGAAAAAGGATTGTCTTTAACCGTTTTATTCCACGTTTCTTTAAAGTGCAAGTCTAAATGACTATCAATAACGTTGGTGCTATTTATAAGCGTTTTTACTAACATGTAATCACCCGTAATGTCTTCAATTAAACCTTCATATTTTTTTACAACCAAGTCACTTTTTATTTCAATTTCAGCTTTAGTTTTATATTCAGCTTTCTTAATAGACATCATTTCTTCTTTGTTTTTTTTAATAAAAGAAATCATATCCATTTTGGTTTCAAAATTTTTATCTTTATATTGCTTAATTTTGTAGCTCATTTTTTAACCATTTTATCTTGTAATAATAGTATTTTTTTTTCAATAGCGATTTTAATAGACTTTGAAGTCGTTTTTTTCTCGGCTAACAATTCTAATTTATTTACATTTATCATTGTATGTTCATTTTTTCTTTATAAAAATCTAAACTAATTAAATCCCTTAGTAGTAAATCGTCATATACTAACTTATTTATACTTAAAGTTTCCGATTCAGTTTTCAATACAATTGATCTTTGGCTTTCATCTTCTTGCATTATCGGTAAATGGTCGTATTTAGCTATTAATTTCCCACTTGGATCATTGAAATAAGAGTTTAAAGTGTTAACCACGTTATCAATTAATTCTTGTCCAGCACCTTGCAAGTATCTTTTATAAGCTTGTGTTTGGTTTTCAAAAGTGCTTCCACTTTCTAAAGAAGCTAAAAATTCTTTAGGTAAATTAAAAGCATCGTAAATCATTAATATATCATTACGCAAGTTTTCGTTTATCTGTAAATCGCTAAACTTTGGGGCTGTATTAGTAAATTTTGCAGGCGTTCGGCTTAATCTTACTGCATTTTTACCAGTTCTAGCTGAATTACTTTGATTCATTTCGCGTTCCCATTCCTCATGCTCTTGCTTGGTTAATTGAATACGTCCATTTGCATCGGCAATATCAGAAGACCAAGTTCCAATTCCTGTTGGGCTGCTTAAAATAGTGTTCTTAGCTTCTAAGGCGGTTTGAATATTTGAGATAGGTAGTATCAAAGCCTTTAACCTGCTTTCGCTTTGTAAAGGATTTTCTAAAATCGTGGTATCAAAGATTGGAAGCAATTGTTCAAATTCAATTACCTTATCACGTGCTTTGCCTTTGCTATCCTTATACAAGATTTTAGGCTCAATGTTTTCAAAAACAAGCATTTGATATATGTAATCTTTTTTTATGTCTATATCTAAATACTCATTATCAAGCACCGTTAACTTTATCTTGTCGTAAGCATTAACGCCTGGGCTTTTAACCACGTAAGGATGCGAAGTGCCATAGACTGACATTGTGACTACAATAGCCTTAATGAAGTCCTCACCCGTTTGATAAGGATTCGGGTTTTTTAAAAGAGTTAATAAAGGATGTTGATCTAAAATACTTCCATCGTTTTTTTGAAAGTATAGCTTTGCATTTCCAGCAATTTTTGACTTTGTGTCAATAGCGTTAAATACTGCTGGATTAGACTTGTAAAAAGCCATAGGATTATATTCAAGAACGTTGCTATTACATTGAAACCTTAGCTGATGCTTAGGCATAAACTCATAGTTTCGGTCTTGCTTAAACCATGTTGAAGGACTTAGAAAATTAAACGCCATTAATTTTTATCTTTTAAAGGTGCTTTATTTGCACTTAGCAAAGATAGTATTAATATTTTAACTGCCTTTTTGACATAAAAAAGCGCATGAGTGAATCAATCTCATGCGCTAGGTACTACAAAAAAAACATTAGAAGGTTAAGATAAAATATTTATGCAGGGGCTTTAACCTTTTATTTCTGATTGAAATTCTATTAAAAAATCTCCATTAACTAAATCGCAAATATCATATAGGTTTAACCTTTCTACTAATTCCTCTGCTGTATCAAAGTTAGTAAAAGATGCTCCTTCGTGAACAAATCCAATTGTAAACGTTCTTAGCTTATTCATGTCGTGATAAGGTATAAGATTGTTATAGTAAACAATGCCTTCATTGAAATGGCTAAAAGCTAAAGTAGTGCCTTCAAAATAATCTAAAAAATCGTTTTCGCTTTCAATTTTAATACTTGTTTTCATGTTATTTATTTTTAGTGAACCTCTAAGATAGTAATTAAATACCACAATACCAAACTTATTTTGTACTCATCCCAACAGCGTAACGCTCCCCGATTTTACCATATTTGATGCCGTCCATTAAGTGGTCGTTACCCTTTTTCGGAACTTCGTCCTTTAAAAGTTCACCCGTTTTGTTTTCTTCATATTTGTAACCGATATATTCATCATGTAAATTATGCCCAACATACTTAACTTTCGATTCCCGAATTGCTTTTATTGCCGAAACGTTGGCGTCATGTCCTTTACTGACCGCTCTAATTAAATAGCCAGCAGCCCTTATTTTAGTTATTTCATTCGGGCTTGCGCTATCGGCTACAATTACTATGTCTTTCCTTACGCCTATCCTTTTAAATGCATCTAATATTGGTTCTTGGTTACCCGGTACGTAAAGCATTTCGTTAATATAAAGCCATTCACCATCAAATTTCAGCTCTAGGAGCGCATTTGGAACTCTATCGCCAAAATCTAAGGCGTATAATTGGTTGCCATGAAGCTCCTCGAACTCTGAAAATGTAATTCGCTCCCAATTTTTATAAACGCTTCTTTCGCTTCCTGAACTAATTAAACCTAATATAGTAACACAATACAACTGAAAGTCACTATACTTCATTGCTTCCATGTCGTTAATAGCTTGAGCGTTTAAATTGTAATAGTTATTGCCGTAATTAGTGTTAATACTTAAATGGTAGTCGTTTTTTGGAACAGCCCTAAGCAACTCAACATGATTGTCAGGTAAATTAACCAAAGCTTCAATTTGCTCTCTAGTGTCGCTTGAAATGGATAAAATAAGGCTTATTAACTCATGCTTTTCAACCTTAACAAAGTCGTAGTCTTTCCAAATCCAATGCTCCTTATATGGCGGATTGAAGGCTCGAACTATTTTGATTTGAACGCCCTTTTTTCTTAATGACAACCTTACCTTATTAAAAGCTAAATATTCGGTCTCTTCCGCTTCTTCAATGTACAAATGAGTTGCACCAGCTAACGACTTTAAGTTAGCCGTTTGAGTTTTAGAACCCGCTTTAAATCCTTTAGTTACTATTGTTGCACCCGTTATTAAGTTCTTAGCGTAGTTTTCGCCATTTTTATTGTCTGATATTTGAATGTGAGGGTGTTCTCCGTGAATTGTTTCATATTCCTCAAATCGATCCTTAAAATCCTGCCATAGACTGGAGTATATTGTACTATGAATTTCCCTAATAAAGAACCCTCTAAACTTTTCATTGTAAAGAAGTTCATGCAAGGCGTGAGCCGTTAAATGAAAAGAACGAGCACCTGCACGCCCGCCCCACAAATCAGTAATAAAATAGTACTTTTCGCTATTAAATAAAGGTTTAAATTCTTCTAGTATTGTCATTTTCTTTTGGCATCTGCAACATTCCACAACGGATTTTGAATAATGTTCGTTTGCTCAATTTCTTTTTTAGCTTCCCAACCCTGCATCTTAGCCATTTGATTAACGGCGCTTATTCTGTCATTAGGTTTTTGTTCCCCATTTATTACAATATCTGACAAAACCTTCAAAGCTTCCTCTTTGCTCAAAATATCACTTCTAAGGGTGTTTAATT